ACTTACCAATGATGTACAACCATCCTTGCACAATATGGGTACGTTCTTCTCTTGATAATTTTGAGTGGACACACTGTTATGGAAATGCTCTTAACGATGAGTATCGTTATAGATATGGAAAAGAACACAAGTCTGTGGTTGATGTAATCAATAATTTACCAGAGCCAAAAAATATGCCAAGACATGGATTTACAACTTTCGGTCTTGCAATGCCAGACGAGTTAAAAGACTATGATAATCCGATCCAATCGTATAGAGACTACTACCACTTGGATAAAGCCACCTTCGCCAACTGGTCGCATCGAGAAAGACCTCCGTGGTGGAACGATCACTATGCCGACTACGAGAAAAGGATTACAGCAAAATGAGCGGATTAAAAAGACAGGAGGGAGGGAATCACTACGATCTACCGATACAGCCTCTGGAATATATTCATGCAAATGGAATAGGATATATAGAAGGGAATATAATAAAGTATGCTACTCGACACAGAAATAAAAATGGAGTAGAGGATATAAAAAAGATAATACACTACTGCGAATTACTATTGGAACTAGAGTATGGCGAGAATAAAGAAAAAAGAATACGAGAACCTGAGCAAGAAAAACATTCAGAAAGTGATGAATTTACTGTCGGGTATCACTACAGAAAAGGCTATAACTAAAAAAGAAGCCTGTGATATACTAAATATATCGTATAATACCACAAGACTGCAAAAAATTATAGATGATTTTGTAGAAAAAGAAGAATACACAAAAAAGCGAAAGCAGTCGCTACGGGGTCGTACAGCGTCTCAACAAGAAATACAAGAGGCGTGTGAAAGCTACTTGCAAGGTGATACAATCAGTGATATTTCAAAAAGATTGTTTCGTTCAGCAGGATTCGTTAGATCAATATTAGAACGAGTGGGCGTACCACAAAGACCCAACAATAAGGAGGAGCGTATGAATCCTCATATTTATCCAGACGAATGTATGTCGGATGACTTTGAAGAGGGAGAAATTGCATGGTCAGCAACATATCATGCACCAGTAACAATCTTACATAAAATAACAAAAGAATATGTAGATTTAAAAAAAGGAATGGGAAAAACAAACTACACTGAAACTTATGGGTGTCCTTGTTATTCCATATATGTAAAACAACGATCAGAACCAAATGCGGATGATCCATTTGCACTAGCACATAGCGGAGGTTTTTATGCTTATCAGCTTGCCTATGAGTTATGCAAACTAGAACATCTAAAACATTATGGTGTTAGATTAGAACGAATAGGAAATGTATAATGTATTTAAAACACGCATTAATAAAATATTATGAGGGACTTATAGCAAAGCATCACTATAATATAGAAGTTTACTATAAAAATCCTGCAGGAATAGGGGAGCACTCAGATATAATTGAAGCAGTTG